TTGCTAGTAACAACGACATAACGATTGACCCTGATGGCACTGGCGACACGATTATTGCATCAGGTTTTGTGGGCATTGGCACTACGTCACCGCCCGACCATCTAAGCGTAGTAACCTCTGGTTCTAATGCACAACTCAGCGTTGACAGAAGTGATGGTGGCGCAGGAAGAACAGTTCTTATTCATAGTAGTACAGGCGGTCAATTACAAACAACAGGCTCTGTGCCTTTACTATTTGGTACTGCTGATATTGAACGGATGCGTGTTGATACGTCAGGCAATCTGCACGTTGGTAAAACGACTACAGGAATAGCCAACGCTGGACTATCTCTACGTGGAGATGCTGACGTAGCGCAGTTTACAAGAAGCGGTGATGCAACACTTGAGTTGAACCGACTTTCAAGTGATGGCCGTATTCAAATGTTTTACAAAGATGGGTCGCATGTAGGGTCTATTGGGGTTAATAACAGTTATATTTTTATAGGTGTAGGAAATACAAACCTAAGATTTCACTCTGGGGCTAACGCTATTTTACCTGCGGATGCAGGTGGAGCAAGTCGAGACAACGCTATAGACTTAGGTACATCATCCGCACGTTTCGATGACATCTACGCCACCAACGGCTCTATCCAAACATCTGACCAAAACGAAAAGCAACAGATTGCCAGCCTTACTACGGCAGAGATTACTGCGGCAAAGGCTATCAGCGCATTGTTCAAGACCTTTAAGTGGAACGATAAAGTTGAAGCTAAAGGTGACGATGCACGTATCCACACAGGCGTGATTGCGCAGGAAGTACAGACCGCTTTGAGCAACACTGGGCTGGATGCGGCTGACTATGCTTTCTGGTGTAGTGACACTTGGTGGGAAACCAGCACAGACGTTCCTGCTGTTGAGGCTGTAGATGAAGTAACTGACGAAGATGGGAATGTAACTACCGAAGCTGTAGAAGCCAAAGACGCATACACCCGCATCGACACTTATGAAACAGCAGATGAAGCACCAGATGGCGCAACACAACGCACACGAATGGGCATCCGCTATCCAGAACTACTAGCTTTCGTGGGTGCGGCAACAGAACAGCGACTTGCTGACATTGAGACACGACTCACAGCGTTGGAGGCTGAATAATGGCACTAGGTAAAATCAAAGCAGATACCCTAGAACACAGCACCGCAGGGTCGGTTGATACGCAGTACGTTGTAGAAGGTAGCGCAAAATCTTGGTCTAATATTAACGCAGGTGCTTCTCCAAGAGATTCATTAAACGTGTCTAGTGTAACTGATGTATCTACTGGAAAATATCAAATAAATATAAATAATGATATGAGCAGTGCAAACTATGCTGTGCTGACCAATGGTGCAAGAGCAAATGATGCCATTGTTAGCTGTAGGCAAGAAGAATCTGTTTCTGGTCAATACACTATTCAATCATTTAACTACGCTGGTAGTGCTTTTGCTGATTCAGATAGCGTTTTCACTGCTGTTATGGGAGACCTAGCATAATGCAGACACCTGAGTTTCAAGGCACACACCTATTTGACCGACTATGTTGGGCAAAGGAAAACCTAGAAGGTCATCAGTCTGACTATCGTGTAGTCTATGAGGACAATGTGGATGAATGTGCAAAGATACTGGTTCCTGACCCTAACTGGATGGCGTGTGCGCTACAGGGCGGTATCCTGCCTCCTGTCGAAGTGTATTGGGAGTTAGCAAAAGATGAAGCACAACCAGACTTCAAGAAGCATACTCGTGGCTACCTGTTACATGACACCAAGCCTATTGATGCTTTAACCGAAGAACAAGCTATTGAATACTTAATTATGAAAGACTGCCCTGCATCTGTATGGCAAAACTGGAATCAAGGCAACAAACCAAAGATGGTTATCTGCCGTAAAGAACAGCTTCCCGGCTCACGTGAGTGGCGCAATGCTTGGAAGATTACTGAAGAACTTAGCGTCACCGATTTAGCAGCCTAAGAGGAGAAACCTAATGGCACAAACATACATCGTAGACAAGGACGGGAATCAGATTGATGCTTCAACTGCAACTGTCCCTGCAGACCGTCACTTCCGTGGTGCATGGTCATTGAGTGGTTCAGTCATCACAGAAGATATGACAGCAGCCAAAACAATCTTTCAAGATAAAATCCGTGAAGTACGCGGTCCACTGCTAGAGGCAGAAGACGTAGTGTACATGAAGGCACTTGAAGCTGATGACGCAGACGCAAAGGCAGCATCTGTAGCTAAGAAAGCAGCACTGCGTGATGCACCTGCAGCTTCTGCAATCACTAACGCTGCTGACATTGCAGCACTCAAGGCAGCTTGGGATACGGCTGTACTTGGCGATAGCCCATACGCATAAGGGAGATAGACTGTGGCGTTAACAAAGGTTACTGGATTTGGTATTGGCACAATAGTTGATGACGTGGTTATGACTAGCGATGACCCAACTATTACAATGACTGATTCCTCTGGTACAAATGATATTGCCACCATTCAAGCAACTAGCGGTGCGCTTATTGTTACAGCTAGAGATGGCAGTGCTGATGGTGAAATCATCTTTAAGAAAACCGATGGTTCTGCCACAGACGAAACTATGCGCATCACATCGACAGGTAACGTGGGCATTGGCACTTCGTCACCAGACAGTTTAGTTCATCTAAGTGGTGCAAACCCAAAACTGCATATTAGAAATTCTAGTGACAGTAACAGAGGTGGTTATCTACAAGACAATGGAACAACTTTTGTACTTGGTAGTAACTCTGGTGTACGAAATTTAGTATTTTCTCCAGACAACACTGAACGGATGCGTATTGATACGTCGGGTAAAATCTTATGTGGCATATCTTCATCTTTTGGTGGGGGTGCTACAGGTACTATTGAAACCTATCATTCAGGCACTGCGGCACTTGGTGTAGGCCGTAGTGATACTGACTTGGGTGGTTGTGTACGTTTCTTCAAAGTAAGTTCAGGCGGGTCTGGTACTCAAGTTGGAAGTATCGACATCGGTTCTTCAAGCACATCTTATGTAACAAGTTCAGACTATCGCTTAAAAACTAATGTTTTATACGATTGGGACGCAACAAGTAGGTTAAAACAACTAAAGCCAGCTAGATTTGATTGGATTAGCGAAGGTGATGATGCTGTAACTGTCGATGGCTTCTTAGCGCATGAAGCACAGGCGGTTGTACCAGAGGCTGTCACTGGCACGCACAATGAAGTCGATGACGATGGCAATCCTGTGTATCAGGGCATTGACCAAGCCAAAATCGTCCCATTACTTGTCAAGACTCTACAGGAAGCCATTACTAAGATTGAAACGCTTGAGGCTAAAGTCCAAGCACTAGAGGACGCATAATGCCATACATAGGTAAAACCCCACAGAACGGTGTACGTAACCGCTTCGTATATCAGGCCACAGCAGGGCAGACTAGCTTCTCTGGTAGTGATGCTGACTCTAAGGTACTTACCTATCAAGATGGTCTGTACATGGACGTGTATCAGAACGGTGTACTACTAAAGCCGGGAACAGACTACACTGCCACTACAGGTACAACAGTCGTGCTGGTCACAGGTGCATCATCAGGTGACGTAGTTGAGATGGTAGCCTACGATGTGTTCTCTGTAGCCAACAGCTACACAGTGACAGAGAGTGACACACGCTACCCATTCAAAGGTAACAACAGTATTATCCGCTTGAATGGTCAAAGCATAACGGCAGACGTTACTATTGATGCAGATGAGAACGGCGTGAGTGCAGGTCCGATTACACAGGACAATGCCACCGTCACTGTTAACGGATATTGGAGTATCGTATGACCAGCGTATTGAATGTAGATACTATTGCGGATAAGGCTGGTAGTGGTCCTGTTGGATTGACTAAGCAAACTGCATCAAAATGTTATCATCTGGGCAATTCAGATGGCACAAGTCTTTTAAAAAGTTTTAATGTGGCTTCTATGACAGATACGGGAACAGGGCAACAAGCTATAGCTTTTACAAATAATATGGATGGAAACTTTTTTTCTGTGTGCATCTCGCCTCAAGGAAATGTTATGGACAAACCCTATATTGATGCAGAATCATCATCTGGATATAGAGGTAACATGGTAGAAGGGTCTACTTTCACTGACCGCGCACAATCTACTATGCAACACGGAGACCTCGCATAATGGCTAGTGTATTAAAAGTAGACTCAATCACAGGAGTAACCACGGCTGGTTCTATTAGCGTGACAGGTGAAGGCAACTCAACCACGACTAATCTGCAACAGGGATTGGCGAAGGCTTGGGTTGAAGGTTCTAATGCCGCCGCCTTGACAGATTCTTTTAATATTAGTGGTGGCACTGACAACGGAACAGGAGACTACAGCTACGCTTTCTCTAACAATATGGGCAGTGCTAGTTACTCCATTAGCGTTTGCTGTCATTCTGGCGGTTTAGCTGCAACAAATGACGATAGCCAAACTACATCTTCATATAAGGTGCAAATATTTAGCCGCACAAGCACAGGAAGCGCATCTGACCAAATAAATTACAGTGCAATTCACGGAGACCTCGCATAATGGCAAGCGAACTAAGAGTAAATACATTAAAGGATGCCTCTGGTAACAACAGCATTGCTACTAGCTTTGTGGCAGGGGGTAGTGCGAAGGCGTGGGTGAACTTCGATGGCACCGCATCTGGTGCGGCGGCAAGAGATTCGTTTAATGTCGCGTCTATGACAGATAATGGCACGGGGCAGTACACTGCTAATTTTTCTAGTTCCATGATAAATGATGATTTTGCACACAATGTAACTGCTCGCTTGACTACAGGTTCAGGTGCTGTTTTTGGGTCTATTAGAGAAGGTTCTTATTCTACTTCTGCAATGGGTATATATATATTTCTTCCAAACGACAATTTGTCAGATGCAGCGTATATTGCAACCTCACTTCAAGGAGACCTCGCATGAGTAAAGCAGCAGAACTAGCCGCACTGATTGGTTCGCAGTCGGCGTTGTCAAACAGGAACCTGATTATCAATGGTGCTATGCAGGTGGCGCAGCGTGGTACG